CGACAAGAGCACACCAGCAACCACTATGGAGGCATACTCTGTAGAATTTCTTGCAAGGAGTGGGGGCATTTTGCCCCCACAAATAGTTTTACCCTCCGCTCAGGAAAAGAGCGATTCTCTTGAAGGTCAATCAGGAGAAGAGAAACAGTTCGCACAAAGTAAGTTTGCGAAACAAAGAAGATGGAAGGATAAAAAAGGAGATAAAGACGGAAAAAAGAATAAAATGGCACAAGTTAAGGCCATGAAGAAGGTTAGGAAGGATCTTGGGAATAAACCCCTGGGTCCTCAAGCAGGTTTGAGTGATATTGAAGACAATCTTCCACCAGATTGTTTGTCAGAGCACACTCTAGAGGAAGAAATGTGCTCATCTTATCATGATGATATTAAAGTGGAAACAGTTGAAGAAGGCGATATTGACTTCAACTCACATAGTGATCACGAAAGTGAGAACAACGCGGAAGCTGGACCGCAAGAAAAACAGCTACCCCACACATCTTACCCATTTCAAAAGAATTTGCATTATCATATGTGCAGAAACAGTAAGTATCAAAAAGTGGTAGAGAACTCTTCTTGGGAGATTGGAAAGAGTTTAGAAGATTACAGTAAAGGAAGTATCACGAGGAAGAGAGATGAGTGCACTGTAGCTCTTAACCCAATGCAAGCAGTGCGAGCGGCTTTGAAAAACATGGGCATGGAGCAACGTGAAGTTCTTAATATTTTTGAGAATATGCTTATCTTATATATGAAATTGAGTAGGGACAAAACGTGGGGAGATATTACCCTCACATTGGCACTGTATGCCAAAACTTTTACTCGTGAAAGCTTTTTAGCAATTGCGACTGAGAGCTTATTAGGCATTTTACGTGACGATGGTGCCGCCTTGCAACCACAAAGTGGCGAACCGGCTCCATCTTGGTTACGTGTGCTGCGAGATGCTAATACAAAATGGCAATTGGTACGTGCAAATCCAGCTTTTGAAAAGGTTTCCAAGCTCGTAAGTATTTGCGTCGCACTTGGAATTTGTGAGATCACAGCATTTGGATTCGATTTATCTAGCTTAACAATGTTTGCCGAATCCTCAAAGAAAGTACAATACACAGCTTCCGATTTGATGGGAGCTGCATTATCGACATTTGTACATTTCATGGAAACTGGTTATTTGTGCTTTGAAACAGGGTCCCTAAAGCCGTTGTTTTATGGCAATCTGGACACGCAAAGATTCCAAGAATTGTATCAACGTTGTACTATGAACATGAGCTACCACTCATGTGGCAATTTACAAAAATTCGGGCAAATAGAGGATGAGACGTTTGCTTATGAGCTTGAAGAATGTTTAGAAATGGCCAATAATTTGAGCAAACTCTCAGTGGGTAGTTTTGAGAGAGCCATGTTCTTGAAGTATAGAGACAAAGTGCTTTCTTGGATAGCCGAATTCAACCAATCACGGGTTTTTGGAGGAATGAGAGTCGCCCCGTATACAATTGGATTGTTTGGGCGTACTGCTGTAGGTAAATCGTCATTAGCTCACATACTCATGGTGTACACCTTGGGTGTGAATGGTTTTAATAATCAACCAGAGCAAATTGTTACAGTTAATGAATCCGATAAGTATGATTCCAACATTCGATCTTCCGTCACTGGCATCCATTTGGATGATATTGGAAACACAAAAGCAGATTTTGTACAAGAAGCGACTACTGATAAGATCATTCGCTTTTGTAACAACGTTCCCACTCAAGCTGTTAAGGCCGATTTGGCACAAAAAGGTAAAGTTGCTATTTCACCAAAAGTAGTAGTTATAACCAAAAATGTCAAAGACTCATGTGCCACTGTTTATTCCAATGAACCAACTTCGATTAATCGTAGGGAAAACATTAAGATTACAGTTATCGTTAATATTAAATTTAAAAATAAAAGTATT